CTCGACAACGGGCCAAATTTTTAGTTTTTTTCCATGGGGTTACGTGGGTTCCAGGGTCTGGCGCGGAAACAGGCGCGGGACGAGGTTGCGTCGCGCAAGCGTCGGCGTGTTTTGCCGTGGGACCGCAAGGGGCTGTCGCGCGTCGCCAAGGTGATCGCGTTTCTGGAGTTTTTACCGATCACGAAAGGCAAGCTGACCGGCGAGAAACTGAAGCTGTTGCCGTCGCAACGTGCCTTCATCGAAGACCTGTACGGGCGGCCGGACGGCGCACAGCCGGTGCGTCTCGGGATCCTTTCCGAGCCGCGCGGCAACGGCAAGACCGGGCTGATCGCCGGGCTTGCGCTTTGCCATTTGCTCGGTCCCGAAGCCGAGATGCGCGGCGAGTGCTATTCGGCCGGCATCGATCGCATGCAGGCGGGTCTGATCTTCAACGAGATGGAAAGCATCATTCTGGCCGAGCCGGATTTCGCGCATCGTTGCAATATTCAGCGGTACCGCAAATGGATCGAGGTTATCGACGGTTTCGGCGTCGGATCGAAATACGAGGCGCTGTCGTCGGATGCGCGGCGTGCGCACGGGCTGTCGCCGACGTTCTGGGCGTATGACGAGCTGGCGCAGGCAAAGGATCGCGTGCTGCTCGACAACCTGCAGACCGCGATGGGCAAGCGCAAGCGCTCGCTCGGGATCGTGCTGTCGACGCAGGCGGCCGATGACGATCACCCGTTGTCGCAACTGATCGACGATGCGCAGACGCACGCCGATGCGTCGCTGGTGGTGCATTTGTTGTCGGCGCCGGCGGATGCCGATCCGTTTGCGCCCGAGACGATCCGCGCGGTGAACCCGGCGTTCGGCAAGTTCCTCGACGAGGCCGACGTGCTGAACGAGGCCGAGCGGGCGCGGCGGATGCCGTCGTTTGAAAGCGCGTTCCGTAATCTGCGGCTCAATCAGCGGATAGCGCCGCATGCGCGCGACCAGTTGCTGACGCCGGATGTATGGGCGCTGGGTGATGCGCCGATCGACACGGCAATGTTCACCGATGGTCGGCCGGTGTTCGGCGGGCTCGATCTGTCGTCGACGGTCGACCTGACGGCGCTGGTGCTGGCGGCCGAGGACGACGCTGGCAACGTGCATCTGCTGCCGCGGGCGTGGACGCCGGCCGATACGTTGGTTGAACGCGATCTGTATGATCGCGCGCACTATGGCGACTGGGTGCGCGCCGGACAACTGACTGCGGTGCCGGGCAAGGCGATCGACTACGACTGGGTTGCGGTGGCGCTGGCGGATGCGGGCGCGCAGATGAACCTGCGCCAGGTGAACTATGATCGCTGGGGGATCAAGACGTTCCGGCAAGTGATGGACCGGCTCGGGATCACCGCGCCGCTCGAGCCGATGGGCCAGGGCTTCCAGGACATGTCGCCGGCGGTGAAGGCGTTTCAGTTGCTGGCGGTGAACGGCCGCATTCGGCACGGCAATCATCCGCTGCTGCGCTGGTGTTTTTCCAATGCGGTTGTGGTGCGAGACCCCGCGGACAACTGCAAGCTCGACAAGTCGAAGGCGCATGGCCGGATCGACGTCGCTGTTGCGGCGGTGATGGCGGTGGGTGCGCTGAAGGCGACGACGGCAACACCGGTCGATGTTGCGGCGATGATCGGTTAACACAGAGGAGACCCGTACCATGAAGAAGCTATTGCTGGCGGCGGCCATGTTTGGTGCGCTCGCCAGCCCTGCCTACGCTCAAGTTGTTCTCGGTGGTCAGACTTGGACCAATACCGGCACCGCCCTGTCGCTTGACGCCGTCGTGCCGGGCGGCAACCAGCCGCGCAATATCCCGTGTGTCATCTGCGGTGATCACCAGCCGCAGCAGCAGGCTGACTTTGGTTACACCAATTTCAAGAACACCGGCAGCGCGGACAACCTGATCTACTTCTCCACCAATGTGACGGGTGGCGGCAACCCCGGCTTTGACACCGTGGGGACGGCCTATGACGGTTCGTTCCTGCGGGCCTTTCTGCTCGCCAACGGCGACGGCTCCCTGAACTTCTCGATCGGTGTCGACGTCAACGACACGAATAAACCGCAGACGCTGGAGAGCTTTGCCCTGCTCAACCTGACCCAACACACCGTGCTGGCGCAATACTCGCTGCTCACCCCCGGTGGGGCGTTGATCCCGTCGCAGAACAACGGTACCGGGTTTCCCGACTACACGCTGTCCGGGTTCAATATCGATCTTGGCACCGACATCCAGTTCGGCGACCAGCTGATCTTCTATGCGCGCATCAGTGGTGCGAACGACGGTCCGGACAGCTTCTTTCTGGTGCCGCAGGTCGTTCCCGGCCCCATCGTGGGCGCCGGCATTCCCGGTCTGATCGCCGGGTGTTTCGCGTTGCTCGGACTGGGCCGGTGGAGGCGCAACCGTCGCGTCGTCTGAGGCGGTTGTCTCGGCGGCTCTTCTTCTGGGGCGACGCTCCGGTATTCCGGCGTCGCTCCTTCGTCATCCGCCGCATCGACGTTCTGAGCGCGATCGCGTTTACGGTCTGCACTGGCTACTACGGCTGGACCGCCGGCTGGCTTGGTGCGTTCACGGGCGGTCTGATGTTTATCTTTTTCGCGATGATCGCCATGTGGTTTTTCTAGACGGCTTTAATCTGATTGGGTGAGGAGCAAGATATGCCAGCTTCCATTCCTCTCAATATTCCAGCCAGAGCATCGATGTCGGAGATTCTCTCGCTTGAAGGCGTCACTGCTGTTGTGGGCATCATCATGCCCCAGTCCTGGACGGCTGCAAATGTCACAATCCAGGGCTCACCGTTCGGCGTCAATTTCTATGACCTCTACGATGGCCTGCCGGGCACGGAACTGATGTTCAACGTCAGACCAGGGGTGATGGTGAACATCAACCCGAACCGATTGCGCTGCTGTGCGGCGATCCGCTTACGAAGTGGCACGCACAATGCCCCGATCGCACAGGCGACTGCACGCACGTTTGGCATCGTGATCGAGGGCGACAGCCCGCTGGCGGTGCCAATGCTCGACGAGCCTGAGGCTTAAGGGAAATACCATCATGTTTTATCAGCAGCGCGCGGCGCCGCCTCCCGGCGGTGAGCCGGATGAATTTGTATTGTCCGATGGCACGATCGATCGCATGGGCGATGTTGTCGAGCCTGGCGGCTGGCAGCTCGATCGGATCAAGAGCGATCCGCCGGTGTTGTTCAACCACGATCGCAACCAGGTCGTGGGCCGCTGGACTGATGTTCGCGTGAAGGACGGCAAGCTGCTCGGCCGCATCGTCTGGGCGAAATCCGACAAGTGGCCGATGGGGCAATACATCCGCGACCTGGTGCGCGAGGGCGTATTGCGCACGGTGTCGGTCGGATTTCAGCCGGTGGCGCGCGAGCCGCTGACGAAAGAGGCGGACAAACATCACGGCCCGTTCCGGTTCACCAAGCAAGAACTGCTCGAATGCTCGCTGGTGTCAGTGCCGGCAAACCCGAACGCCTTGGCACTTGCCAAGGACTATCCGCGCGATGTCCTCGCCGAGGTCTTCCGCAAGACAGCAGGAAGGTTCGACGAGCTGCGCACGGCTCATGCCAAGCCAGGCAAATCCCTTTTGGAAACGAGAACAATGCAAACGCAGACGATTGCTCAGAGGATCCAGGCAGCGCAGCAGAACATCGGCATTCTGCGCGACAGCCTGAACGACCTGGCGGCCAGGGATGATCTGGATGCCGACGAAAAGAAGCGTTACGAGGACGACCTGCCGAAGCAGATCGACGAGGCGCGGCGCGAGCTTGAAGCACACCGGCGTGTCGAGCGTTCGCTGGTCGACGACAGTCCCACGATCACGGCTCAGCCCGAGCGGCGCGAGCCGGAAATCATGCCGCCGCTCACCAGCACGGCGCCGACAATTGATCGGCCGGACGGGCGCAAGCTGTTTGCTGTGCCGAAGAAGAAGCTCGAGCCGGGCGACCATGTTGCGCGCGCACTCGCTGCCTGGACCAAAGCGCACGTGTTGAAAGACCCGATCGACAAGATCCTGCGCGATGGCTACGGCAACGACGAGATGACCAGCATCGTGCTGCGCGCCGCGGTCAATCCCGCGATGACGACAGTGGCGACCTGGGCGGCCGAACTGGTGCAGACCAGCAACGTCGATTATCTCGATCGGCTGATCCCGAATTTCATTTTCCCGCAGTTGAAGGCGATGGGGCCGAGCTATACGTTCGGCAATAACGGCGTGCTGAAAATCCCGGTACGTGCGAACACGCCGACGCTGGCGGGCGCGTGGACTGGCGAGGGCGCGGCAAAGCCGGTCAAGCGGGCGAGCTTCAGCACCGTGAGCCTGACGCCGACCAAGCTGTCGGTGATCTCCACGTTCAGCGAGGAAATGGCAACCTACGGCATGCCGTCGATCGAGGGCATCATCCGCCAGGCGATGTCGGACGACACCGGCATTGCGCTCGACACCTACCTGATCGACGCGGTCGCGGCGTCTGCCGGCGTCCGGCCTGCGGGTCTGCTCAACGGCGTGACGCCCATCACCGCCTCGGCGGCGACACCGGCACTTGCTGCGATGACCGCCGACCTCAAGGCGCTCGTCGGGGCGATCACCGCGGCAGGCGGTGGGGGTCGGGGACCGATCGCGATCCTGCTCAATCCGGCGCAGGCGCTTGCGCTCAGCTTTGTGCAGACCACGACTGGTGACTTTGCGTTCACCAGTGTGGAACAGGCGGGGAGCAGGTTCGGTGTGCGGTTCATCGTCTCGGCCACCGTTCCAGCCGGGCGGGTGATCGCCGTCGATGCTGCGGACTTTGCCACTGCGCTGGGCGACGTGCCGCGCTTTGCGGTGTCGACCGAGGCCACGTTGCATGAGGAAGACACGACACCGCTTGCGCTCGGGACCGGCACGCAGGGTTCCGGCGTGCTTGCGGTGCCGATGCGGTCGCTGTTCCAGACCGACGCGGTTGCCATCCGCATGTCGCTGTATGTCTCGTGGGTCATGCGGCGGGCGAGCATGGTGCAGACCATTGCTTCAGTGATCTGGTAGGAGGACCAAAATGGCTGATGAAACCAAACAGATCCAGGTGTTGCTCGGCCCGTATCGGGATCATCGGCTGACGGTTTCGTCCGCCGATGCCGAGAGTGCGATCAACAACCACTGGGCAGTCGATCCGTTTCACGTTGCCGCGCCGGATGAGGAACCGCATCCGCCGCTCAGCGACGAGGAACGGACGGCCGCGCTCGAGGCCGCAACCACCTGGGCGCAAACGCAGTGGGACACGGCGCAGGGCGTGACACCGCCGCCGCCCGAGCCGCCCGTGACACGTCGCGAGACCGAGGAAAAGCGCGACATGACGCCGGAGGACACGTCCGGCGATTACACCACGCGGGATCATCGGCGTCGGCGCTGATCCCATGGGCATGCTCGACAACCTGGCGCGGTGGGTCACACCGCGCCAGAAAGACAATCCAGCCGGCGAGGGCAACTATCACCCCGGCCCATATACGGTCGGCGGTGGCATTCTGCCCTCGTCGTGGGGTCAGTATCTCAATTTCTGGCAGATGGATCTCGATCCGGTGTCGGCGCCGGGCTGCTCGACGGTCGAGGCTTGCGTGTGGGCGTATATCCGCGCGATCGCGCAATTGCCAGGTTATCACCGGCGCGAGACCGAGAACGGCGGCACCGAGACGGTGACAACGTCGGCGCTGTCGCGGTTGCTGCGCGCGCCGAACGGCTACCAGGCGCCGTCCGATTTCCTTGTGCACATGATCCGCTCGCTGCTCTACAACGGCAACAGCTATTGGATCGCACAACGCAACGACCGCCAGGAGGTCGAGGCGCTGCACTGGACCGACCCGCGATCGTGTCGCGTGCGTGAGGTGAAGGTGCAGGGGCAGATCTTCTCCGAGATCTTTTACGAGATCGGCGGCAATCCACTGATCAACATGCCGAGCCTGGCGGGCAATTCACTGGTGGTGCCGGCGCGTGACGTGTTGCACGTGAAACTGGCGACGCCGCGTCATCCACTGATCGGCGAGACCTGGCTCTCGGCGCTGGCGCCTGAGTTCGCCACGCGCTACGCGATCAACAATTCGGCGGCGACGTTTTCCAGCAATATGTCGCGTCCGTCCGGTGTGCTGACCACCGACCAGCAGCTTACCAAGGTGCAGATGGATGACCTGCGGGCGCGCTGGAACGAGCAGGCCAAGGGGCTGAATGCTGGTGGTGTGCCGATCCTGAGTTTTGGGCTGAAGTTCCAGCCGATCTCGATATCGAACGAGGATGCGCAGATCGTCGAGCAACAGAAACTCAATGAC